CTACATTCTTAAATGGTAGTTTAGGTCCTTGTATGATGTATGATAGAGCATTATCCCAAAGTGAGATATTACAAAATTATAACACAATAAAAAGTAGATTCGATTTATTATGAGTCGTTAAAAAAAACGAATAATGTCAAACAATTTTAGTCAAAGAAATTTTATGGTTTTAGATGTACTAGAGGTTGGCTCTTTAGATTTTAAAGAAATTTTAGAAACCTCACCAGAAAGCCTTAGACATTCTATTAATGGGGATAAAACATTTGTTAAATGGTGGGGTGAAAAAATACCCAACTCCGTTAGTAATTTAATGTCTAAAACTGGTCCCTACAGTTATGAAGAGATGGTACAGATATTATCTAGTCGTGAGTGGTCTTAGCTCTTAATATTTTTAAATAAATTTCCGTATTAATAAAAGAATTCTCTTTAGTCCAAAAATCTATAATTTCTTTCATACTAGCTCTACAATAAGGTCTATAAATTCTTTCACTAGGATTTGTTGTGGATTTTATTTTTAACATACTTTTAAAATTTACTATTTCATACAAATATAGTAAATTTATTTAAAATAAAAAAATATGGTAAAACCAAAAGAAAGGGTAGTTCACCCAAACCACTATAATAAGGGTATTGAGATGTGGGAATATGCACACTCACATAACCTAAGTTTTTTTGAGGGTAATATCGTGAAGTATGTTACTAGGTGGAAAGATAAAAATGGTTTAGAGGATTTAAAAAAGGCTAAACAATATTTAGATAAATTAATTTCTATAGAAGAAAGTAAATAAACCACTTGACCCAATCGTTATTAAATGGTGACATATTTATAATAAAGTTTAATAACTAAAAAATTCAGAATTTATGGGTGGTATTAGAAATATAAAAGATTTATCTAAAAGATATAATAAAGCTAAAATATATTTTCATCAAGATTTAGATGGTGTTACAACCGCTCTAGCTATGAAAGAATACCTAAAAAGTAATGGTATAGATGTTGTCGATTCAGAAGTTATTCAATATGGTGATAGAGAGTTTGCTGTTAAGAAACCTTCTGCTAGAGGTGATGTAATGCCTGTTTTGGTTGACTTCGCACATGGTAAACCAATGTTTATTATACATACCGACCACCATGACAAACAAGTTGGTGTTGAAAAGGGAGCTTCTAAATCTTTTAGACAAGCTCGTTCAAATGTTGAGACCATTTCACAGGTTGTATCCCCTAAAGACATATTTCCTTCTGACGATATTAAAATGATTTCTACTGTTGATAGTGCTGATTTCGCTAAACTAGATATTAAACCAGAGGAATTGATGAGTTATATTTTTAAGTATGATAAAGAAAATGATTTACTTAAAAATAAAATGGCTATGTCATTAGTAACAAATAAATTACTTTTAGCTTATAAAAATAAACCAAAATTTTTAGAGTCTTTAGTTATGGATTCTACACCTAGTATTAAAAATATTTATTTAAATATTGTTAAAATGGCTAAGGAAGATGGTTATGTATCACCAGAAGTCATGAAGGTTAATCTAAAAAACTATATTAAATCACAGAGTGAAAGTGATAAAGTAAAGTACGATGAGGAGTTTGGTATAATATCACAATATGGTGGTGGTGCTTTATTCAAACCAGGGTCTTACGATAGGTACGTACCCTTTAAACTATACCCAAATGCAAACTTTTTGGTTATAGTTTGGCCTATGGGTTTGTTACAAGCCTCTTGTAACCCATTTAAAAAGAATAGAGAACTTAAAGGTGTAAACTTAGGTGAAATAGCTGAAGAGGTCTTAGAAGTCTTTAAAACTAGGTTAAAAGAAAAAAAGATAACAATAGATAGTGTTAAATATTTTGCCGAAAAAAGTAAGCACTTCAGTGAGGAATCGGTTGGGTTTAATTATAATGATATGGTAGCAATGTTTGAAGGCTCAGATGAGGGTATTATAGGCTTAGAAGAACCACCAAAAGGTTCTTCGGAAGAATATACGACAGAACGGTGGGTAGAAGCCATAAAAAAAGTGATGTCTAAACCATATGATTCTCTATCTGAGAGAGAAATAAAAGCATTAAAATTGTTATCTGTCACTGGTTGGGATATGATAAAGGCTAATAGTGGGGGTCATAAATGTATAACTAATATTTCTGGGTTAACCTATTTTGGGAAGGATGGTAAAGAATTCTTAAAAGATTTCCAAGAAGAATTTGTAAAGTTGTTGAGTGGTAGAATTACAAACGATGGGTTAAAAGAAAATTATGTAACCAAAAAATCTTTATTAAAAGAAGTTTTAGAATTTAAAGATATTTACCATAGTTTATGGGATAAAATGTTAAAACAAGTTTGTATGAAATATACAAATAGTGTTGATAAGGCGGAAGATTTTTGTCAAGATGGGTTTATGAAGGTTTATAGAAACTTAAATAAATACGATGGTAAAGGTAGTCTTGAAGGTTGGGTTAGAAGGGTTATTAGTAATAATATTTTAGATTCAATGAGGAAAAGTAAAAATATAACTATTGATAATACAGTAGATGGGTTTAATTTCTCTACATATGACCAACCCATAGAGGACGATTCTAAAAGAGGAGATGATATAAAAAAAATAATAGGTTTCATCCCTAAACTAACACCAGCTTACAAAAAAACGTTAGAACTTTATTATTTATCTGGTTTATCACATAAAGAAATAGCTGAGAGGTTAGGTGTGTCAATTAACACCTCTAAAACCAATCTAATGAAAGCTAAATCTAAAATTAGGGATATGATAAAAAAACAAAAAAATTAGGTTATGAATTGGAATAGGATTAAAAAACACTCTATACATGTACTACAAATTTTATTTATGTTAGTTATGTGTATATTATACCCATTTTGGTGGTATGATGGTTATTTAGATACCACCTACTTAAAGATTGCTGTAGGTGTAGCTGCTTATGGTGGTTTTCTAGGTTCTTTATTTTGGTATCTAGAATATAGAAAAAATAACTAAATTAAAAACCCCCATGTTTTTGGGGGGTTTTTGTTGGTTTACTTTATTGTCACTGTGATGTCACCTTTTGAGATACCTATCTTTAATGTGTCACCTTCTTTTAGTTCAGTGTCTAACATTTTTTCAGCTATGGGGTCTTCAACATACTTTTGTATCGCTCTGTTTAGGGGTCTAGCTCCATATTTTTCATCGTAACCTTTCTCCACTAAGAAATCCTTCAACTTAGAGGTTATGGTTATTTTATAACCCATTTCGAGCATCCTATTTGTTAAATCTTTTAGTGGTAAATCAATAATCTTACCAATCTCTTCTTTTTGTAAAGATTTAAATACTATGATATCATCTAATCTATTTAAAAATTCTGGTGAGAAAGCTTTTTTAACTGAGTCATTAATCACACCATCCCTAATACCCTCCAAATTATCTATTCTAGATTGGGTACCAAAACCTACGCCAGTACCGAAATCCTGTAACTTTCTAGCCCCCACATTTGATGTCATTATGATTAGGGTGTTTTTAAAGTTTATTTTCCTACCTAAACTATCTGTTAAAAATCCTTCATCTAAAACTTGTAGTAAGATGTTAAACACATCTGCGTGAGCTTTTTCTATTTCATCTAATAGTATAACTGAATAAGGTTTTCTTCTCACTTTTTCAGTGAGTTGTCCACCTTCTTCATAACCAACATATCCTGGAGGTGCTCCAATTAACTTAGAGGTACTATGTTTTTCCATATACTCAGACATGTCAACCCTAATTATAGAATCGTCTGAACCAAAAATATTTTTAGCTAAAGTTTTGGCTAAATGTGTTTTACCAACACCAGTGGGTCCCAAAAACATGAAAGATCCTATTGGTTTATCTTCCGATTTTATACCCATTCTGTTTCTTCTAATAGCTTTAGTTACTTGTTCAACAGCGTCATCCTGACCAATCACAACACCACGTAAATCTTTAGCCATACTTTTTAATTTCTGTAGGTCTGACTGATTTATCTTGTTCACTGGTATACCAGTTATTTTAGCCACTACTTCAGCTACGTTTTCTTCAGTCACTACCCTCCGTTCATTGTTTATGGATTCCAACCACTCACTAGTTTTACTATCTAATTCTTGTTTTAGTCGTCTTTCTTCATCTCTTAAATTAGCGGCGTCTTCATATTTTTGTGCTTTAATTACCGTTTTCTTTTTTT